ATTCAAGGGTTCCTTGTGGGCTAGTTTGTGGACCGTGGCCGCGGATACAACCACCACGTCAGCACCCTTGTCACTCAACATTTGCCAAAGTTCGCCATTGGATTTTGCACCTTTGACACGGTGGATACAAAAGACATAACAAAGTTCATCAACAAAAAGTTGTTCCTTCTCCAACCGCCATTTGTAAAGTGGTGATTTGCCATTGTGGCGAACGCTTTTTATTTCAAAGAATTCACCCATTTTGTTCTTAGCATCAAAGTTGGTTGTACAACGTCCATCAATAGGAATCTTTTCTATGGCCAAGACCCGGCAACAAATTTCTTCCGCGGCGTTTCCGTAGTGGGTCCGCCCGGCCGCCGGGGACTTGAAAGGGAAATCAATGAACATTGGCAATTCAATTTGCCGGGTTGTGTTTTCGTTGTTCATAGGTTTTTGGTTTTGGGTTGCATTTGGCACCGGAAACAACTTTGCCATGACTTGCACCGGCACGGTTTCCGGGGTGGTTCCTTGATTGCTGGCATGTCATGCAATGCGGTTAATTCATGCCAATTGATGGGTTCCAGTGGTAGGCGTTCGGCCTCAATGAAGCAATCCGGGAGACAACCAAGTTGGTCCAATAGAAATTGGGCTTCAATAGCTGAAACAACAATGAAATGTTTTCTATTGTTCATTTTGTAGGTTTTCCACTATTAAATCCATAAGGCTTTTTGGTTCCCCGGGTCCACTTGAAGCAATTGTTCACTTGTTTGCACACCGGCGTTTTCTATTCTAGCAACAACCCGGTTGGTCAACATACTTCTCCATTCTTGGCATTCACCAGCTTCATCAACATCAAATGCGTCAATTTCTTTCTGAATTTTCTTCACCGTTACATATACGGTTTGTGTGCGTATATCTTGGCCACGTAATTCTTGCAATATTTCAACGATCCGGGCCGGACGCATCCCGCAATTATACAATGAATAAATCATCAAATGCCACGGGTTGCCCGTAATCTTTTCAAGTTTGTTTCGTTTCATAACGGCTTCACCTTAAACAAAAATTGTTTGGTGTCAAACAAATCTTGCAAAAAACTTGAAAAAAATGCAAGGTGCAATCATGCCGAACGTTGGATTCAAGAGAAAAGAACTCAAACGCCAATTGGGTAAATATGAAAAAATTCGTGATTGTCTTGAAGGTGAAGAAGCCGTGAAAGACAAGGGTTCATTGTATCTACCTATTCCGGAAGCATCGGCGGACGAAACCGAAAACATGAAGAAGTTCAAAAAATACCTTCAACGTGCGGTTTTTTATGGGGTCACATCCCGGACAACGGAAGGGCTTGTTGGTCAAGTATTCCAAAAAGAAATTGTTTTTGATGTGCCCACACAATTTGGATTTTTGCAAATGGACATTGACGGGGCCGCAACAACCCTTGAACAACATGCCAAATGCACCCTTGAAGAAATCGTTTCTATTGGTCGCGGTGGGCTTCTTGTTGACTCACCGGTTGTTGAAGAAGGCCAAGTTGTAACGCGTGCCGATGTGGAAAATGGAAGCATCCGCCCACGCGTTATTTTTTATCGTGCTGAACAAATCATAAATTGGCGTGAAATCAACGTTGGTGGCCAAACGAAACTTTCCCTTCTTGTGCTGAAAGAAGACACGGAAGTTGATGATGACGGTTTTGAATTCAAGCATGAAGACCGTTGGCGTGAAATCCGCCTAGACGAAGAAACCGGCACCGTTTATGTCCAAATGTGGAAACGCAAGGACAAATCAAAAACGGGCCAAGGCGAAACCAATGAATTTGAAGAAGACGGGGAACCAATCCAACTTTTAGACAAAGACGGAAACCAATTGCAAGAAATCCCATTTTCATTCATTGGGGTCCTAAACAATGATTCAAGCGTTGATGAACCGCCAATGAATACCTTGGCAAATCTCAACATTGCACATTTCCGTGATTCGGCCGATTACCAACAATCATCATTTCTTTGTGGCCAGCCCACGCCGGTATTCACCGGTTTAACACAACAATGGGTTGATGACAACATGAGTGGCCCAATCACGCTTGGAAGTTCAAACGCCGTGGCATTGCCAGTTGGCGGCCAAGCCCAACTTTTACAAGCTGAACCAAATTCACAACCCTTTGAGGCGATGAAGCACAAAGAAGAACAAATGAAGGCGGTTGGGGCAAAACTGATTGAACCGGGGACCGTAGAAAAGACGGCCACGGAAGCAGAAATTGAAGAAACAAGTGAAGCTTCAATTTTATCATCCGCCGCAAAAAATGTTTCCGCGGCGTATGAAAAGGCAATAATGTATTGTTCAATTTTCTTTGGTGACTCTGAACTTTCGCTTGATGAAATTACCGTCAAGCTAAACTCTGAATTCCAAATTACCGGACTTTCCGCACAAGAACGCCAAGAAGTTGTTGCCGCATGGCAAAACGGGGTTCTTGTATGGGAAGAAGTGCGTGAAGTTTACCGTAAGAAGGGCATTGCCACACTTTCGGATGACGAAGCACGGACCAAGATTGATGACGAATTTGGAAGTGGTGCTTTCAGTTCACAAGACAATGGCGGTGCCGGTTCGGAAGAAGATGACGATGATGAAACCGGGGAAGAATAAAAGAACATTAGAAAATGAACCCGGCATTTATAAAAGAGATATTAAAGATAGGCGGCCAAGCTGGTATTTTGTGGGTTGCTATTTGGTGGCTTGCAAAGTCATTGCGTGAACAGTATGAACACCGTATTAAGGCACTTGAAGAAGGTCAGAAAAACCGTGATTCACAATATGAAAACCGTATTGAAGCACTTGAAAAAGCTTCCGAACGTTGCGAAACTGAACGTCAACGTTTAAGTTCGGAAGTTGTGGACATTCACAAAACACAAAATTCCCATAACCGGGAAGAAATCCGCATTTTGCACCAATTGTTGGATAAAAAAAGTGATTAGAAACCGGGCATATTTGGACATTGCCACCAAACGCCAAGCATTGCTTGAACGTTTGAAGACGGCACAAGCCAACGATTTCAACAAAGTCTTCCGAGAGATTGAAAGGCTTATACGCCGCACCATTCTTGCCCTTGAAGATGAAGTGAATGAACTTGGTGTTGTGAAGTTGAACAACCTTCTTCAATTGCTACGCCGGGACCAAGGTGAACTTTTCAAGACGGCAACCACAAAGTTCTTGGCCAATGCCGCGGACATTGCGGCCGTTTACATGGCACAAGAATTGCTTGATTTGAACAACACGGTTGACTTCCCGGAAGATACTGAATTGAAGGATTTCACCAAGAAGGCATTGTTTTCAAGAGTAATACGCCGCCCACTGGCAACGGACGGGGACCTTTTGAAAGACTTCATTGACAACTATTCACGCGGGGAAATCAACCGGGTTTCAAGAACAATCCGGCTTGGCCACTCGCAAGGCAAGACCAATCAAGAAATTGTTCGTGAAGTCATAGGGACCAAGGCCCGCAATTACCGTGATGGAATCTTGAACGTGTCCCGCCGCCATGCTGAAACAATGGTGCGGACTAGCGTGCAACATGTGGCCAGTGCGGCCCGGCAAGAAGTATGGGAAAAGAATGATGACGTTGTGAAGCGTTACCGATTCATTGCCACCTTGGACCGCCAAACAAGCAAGATTTGCCGAAGCCTTGACCGCCAAGAATTTGACTTTGGCCAAGGGCCAATTCCACCGGTTCACCCAAATTGCCGGTCAACCACAATCCCGATTCTTGACCCCAAATTTGATTTCTTGGCCAAGGGCCGCACACGTTCAAGCGAAGAAGGACCCGTTGCGGCGGAAACATCATATTATGATTGGCTTAAACGCCAAGACAAACAAACCCAAATTGAAGTGCTAGGCCCGGCCCGCACAAAATTATTCCGTGACGGTGGAATGACCGCCACGGAATTTCGGAATTTGCAGTTTGATAAAAATTTTGTCCCACTTACACTTGAAGAAATGCGGGAAATCAACCCGGAAGCCTTCAAGAAAGCGGGGCTTTGATTACATCAATTCATCATCTTCTTCAAAGTCTTCTTCATCAAAATCAATGTCTTCATTGGCCGCAACCGTTTCAAGGGTTTTGGTAATGTCAACACCTTCACCGAACATTTGGGCAAGTGCCGCCTTGGCTTGGGCACGATGAACTTCACGTTGTTTCACTTTGATTTCACGGGCAAATGCCGCGTCAACTTTCCATGCTTTTTCATAACCTTCTTCATCAACCTTTTGAAGAATCCACTTGTATTTGGTTGTTGAATTTGGGTCAATTTGTGGTTCTGCATCAACACGTGTGACTTTCACGATGGCAAAACCATTTGGTGTGTTCACAATTGCAAGGTCCCCACGCTTCAAATCAAGGCGGGTTTTGTAAGTGTAAACACGGTTTGTTGATGTGCCGTTGTTATTGATGAAACGAACGCCCACAGTTTTAATGGTTCCGTCTGCTAGTGTTTGGATGTAACAAGTATTCATATTTTTGCTTTGTTTAGGTTAGTGAACCGCCGGGTGCGGTCC